CAACGGATTCAAACAGGAAATGGCAGAGAAGGGGGTCGTTATTTCAGTACCGCCAACGGGAGGCGGGCAGCAAAGTGAGAAATCTACAATCGATGCTTACCTTAATGAGAAGTTCCCGAAAGAGCCGCAAGGCAAAGTATTAATTAAAAAATAATAATTATGCAAACATTTTCTTCAACAGATACCGAAAGGAATTTAGCCGTCGAGCTGATCCTTGAGGATATTCCCGGAGGCGGTGTGGTCGAGAAAGATGATTTTCCGACTTCAGCAACTGGGATGAAAGAGGGTGCACTCCTTGGAGTGGACTCTGATGGGATTTATCATCTCACGAAAACAGCTATGTTAGCCAATGCTTTGGTAGCATCAGGTTTTAATCATGTCGTAGTTTATAACAACCATGAATTTAAAGCAGGCGATCTTCTTGGTTATAGTTTAGGCACTGCATCAGGCGTCAGGATCACATCAGTTGTAGCTTCTGGCACAGGGAAAGATGTGCTTAACCTCAGTAGTAATTTGAGTATTGCTATTGCTGCAAGTGGGTTGGTAATTGAAAATGCTACTTCAGGATTTAATGGCGGTGGATTTCGATACTCTCCTGTTGCTATTGCAACTAACCCTGTCGATCTGACTAACGATAATAACGGTTGTGGACTTTTGGTCCGTGGTCGTGTTCGTACTTCACAATTGCCTTATTTTGTTGATGCAACCATTAAGGCACTACTTCCTTTAGTTCGTTTCGTTTAACTTTTAAAAAATAGAAAAAATGGAAAGATCAATTTTAAAAGAGTTAACGAAAGTGAATGTCGAAGCTTACGTTAACCGTCGGCGTGAACTGTTCCTTAATAAACTTTTCTGGCAACAGTTTTTCCCTTTAAAATATACCACTCAATTAACATGGGAATCCCTTTCTGGGTCGGGTGGTAATCCTGTAATGGCAGATGTTATCGAGTATAACTCTTCTGCGCCTCTCAAATCTCGTAGAATTATCACCAAGATAACCGGAGACATCCCAAAGATAGCCATTAAAAGGCAGATGGATGAAAAGGATATGAATGATTATAACATTCTGAAAGCATTATCTTTGGGCGATATTAATAGGAGCGCACTTCTTGACCTCGTGTTTAATGACATTGATTTCTGTTATACAGGTGTTATGGCACGTACTGAGTACCTTGCTATGCAGGCACTTAGTTATGGTCAGATATCTCTTACCTCCTCAAACAATAATGGGATCATAACTGAAGATGTTTGTGATTTCGGTATTCCTACTGGGAATAAAACAGGCGTTACTCTTCAATGGTCACAAGCATCTGGTAGTGTTCCAATGACTGATATCAGGACTCTTACAGATAATGCAAGGGCTTCCGGGTATCCTTTGGAGTATATGTGTTGCGATAGAACAGCATTTAATGAGCTTGTAGCATCAACACAGGTACAGAATGAATGGGCAGTACTCCGTAATACAACCACGAAAGCCACTCCGACATTTACGGATTTGAGTAATCTATTTGAATCAAGGCTTCTTCCGAAGATTGTTATAGTTGACTCGAATGTGAGATTTGAAAGCAATGCACATGCACTTACCAACGTAGCTGCATGGAAAAATGGTTATGTAACCTTTATTCCTGATCTAAAAATCGGTAACGTCCTTCACGGACCTATAGCTGAGGAAACCAGTGAATCAGTAAGTAAAAAATCCATCCAGGTCAAGCGAGATCATATACTTTTATCGAAGTGGTCAGAGTTGGAGCCTTTCGGTGAATTTACTAAAGGGCAGGCCAATGCCTTTCCCCGGTTTACCGATGTGGACGGGATATTTATCCTGAAGGTTGATGCGACTTCATGGAGTTAATTATATATTAATAGGAGTAGGATTCCTACTCCTATTTTAATAAAACGACATGACAAACCTTGAAGCGATAAAAGCCAAGATGAATTATCCTTTGTCTGAGAATGCTTTTATTCTTGCGTTACAGGACAGAGGGCTTGCTTCTGCTGGTATTTATTCAGGTGGTGAGTCTTTTGATCTTGCTTATGCTGATGCGATCACTACACTTGTAACTGTCCCTAATGTTGTTGAAGGGGGGTATCAGGTCAGTTTGGCTGATAAGACAACTCTTTTAAGTTTGGCAGCAGGTATTTATACAAAGTATAGTGCAGTGAATCCAATACCAGCAAGTTCTTTGAAAAAAACGGCAACCTTTGTACAACGTTTCTGATGCAACAATATCCTGATAGTATCGTAGTAACTACTTCTGCATCTGGTTCACAGAATGCAAGCGGAGTTTGGACTGCAGGGGAGACAACTGATTATACTTTTTCATGCCGGGCAGAAGTGAACGGCACGGGGAAGAAAATAGCAGGGGCAGATGGAGTGATGATAGATTATTCTTTTGATCTTTTCATGCCTGTTACAACAGTGGTCATACCGGCAGGATCTGATTTTGTTCTTACTGCACTTTCAAACGGTACGATCACGGGTAAAGTAAAACGTGCCTCGAATGGTCAATTAAATTCAAGACTATGGCTCTAAAGAGTAATTTCAACGAGGCTAAGTCAATGAAAGATATTGAAAAACAGGCTGGATTACTTTATCAACAAATTATTGATGCGTTTATTAATGATGCTGAACAATTTATTATTAATGCACGTGGACAGGCGCAAAGTCATGTAGCAGGGCAATATGAAGATGTAACGGCTAACCTTCGGAACTCAATCGGGTATTATATTTTCCATAATGGGGAATTGATTATCGGAAAGGAACCGGGGACACTTGCTGGAAAAATAACTGAAGGTCGGTTATCTGCTGCAGAAATTGCATCAATGAATAAACAATCAATTCAGGAGTTCATCAAACCGACTGGTTTTCAGATGATCCTCATTGCAGGGATGAATTACGCTTCTTATGTAGAGTCGAAAGGATATAATGTCATTTCTTACCAGGCAGATGTTTGTATGATTGATCTGGCATTACACTTGGAAAAACTCGAAGTCATTAAGGAAGGCACGGCAGCACGAATGGAAGAAACATTTATACCATGAGCGATTATAAGACTACGGATTACATAATAGGTATTGTTTACTCACTTTTGGGGTCTATAACGAAACCAAAATATTTAAAGACAAAACCCAGCAAGTCAACCGCAACAGAATACGTGGTCATCAACTCGCTCCCGGTAAATGCTAATGTGATGCAAAAATGTTATGTCAACGTGAATTATCACGTTAAGGATATTGACGGAGGGCCGGGTATCGGGTTAATCCCTGATGCCACAAAATTGGAAGCCGGATCAGCATTAATTCTGGCAGCATTAAAACAAGTCTCTACAACAAGTTATCTCATTGATCTTGAAAGTCAGGAGACAATAAGGGAGGAGCAACTTGGAGAACATTATTCAAATTTAAGATTTAGTTTCAAAAACATTAATAATTAAGAATATGGCAGTTTATTTATTTGGAATAGCATCCGTAAAATACGGAACAGCCGCAACCGGGAGCAATATGCCTTCGGGTGCCGCTCTGACTACCTTACCGGATACCGTTAAGGGATCTGTAAGTATTGAGGAGACAGAAGGATCTCTGACTAACTTCTATGTTGATCAGAAGTTTTCACCTGTCAGAAGCGTAAAAACAGAAGAAGGCGAACTTTCTGCAATCATGCAGTTCTATGACATGACCTTCGCCAATATTGCTGCCTTGAAAGGTGGTACAGGCAATGCCTCCGGATACACTCCTGCAACCGGCTACACGACTATTAACCTTGCATTGGAGCTTTTACTTGATTCAGGGCATAAGCTTCAGATGTATAATGCAAACTGCATCACTCGCATCACCGGCGGTGGTGGAAGGGATAAGCTTTTTTCTTTGGAGCTCAAGGCCCTCCCTCAAATGACATTGGATAACACTGGTAGTTGGAAGATTAGCGCATTTTAATTAAGAGCCTCCGAAGAGGATCTTAATTATTATTTTGTATCTTTGGGTATGAAACTATCCGGTGTATATAAAATTCAGTCTATTATAAATCCTGAAAGAATTTATATAGGCAGCTCCCTTAATATTAGGGATAGATGGTCTCGTCATTTAAACTCTTTAAGAAAAGGAGATCATCATTCTTTAAAATTGCAACGTCATTTTGATAAGTATGGGAAAATAGACTTAGTGCTAATTATTATTGAACCTTGTTTTCCTGAATTTCTTTTTGTCAGAGAGCAGTATTATATTGATACTCTAAATCCATTCTTTAATATTTGTAAGATTACAGGTGAGCCTTCGCATATAGGTTTGTTTGGTGAAGATAATCCTATGTTTGGTAAACATCATACAATAGAATCTAAACTACAAAGTAGTAAGGCACACAAAGGTAAGACTGCATGGAATAAAGGTAAAAAAGGCGTCCCTAAAGAAACAAGTAAAAAGATGAGTGATTCAGCCAAAAAAAGACCTCCGATGTCAGAAGAAACAAGAGAAAATCACAGCAAGGGGATGAAAGGTAGAAATACTTGGGCTAAAGGGAGTAAATATTCAGAAGAAACTCTTAAAAAACATCAAGGCAAAACACCGTGGAATAAAGGAAAGGTTAATCCATATTCAGAAAAAACATTAAGCAAAATGGTTGAAGGCCGTAAAAAAGCATATAATGAAAAACATCAAAATAGAGTAGCTTAATGCAGAGACAGATTTCAAATATTATTCTTGGACTATCGGGGTCACAAGACCGCTTTACTTTAAAGTATGGTTGGTTTCGATTTAGATTAAAAATAAAACCCATTACAGCCAGACAGTTAATTGATATCAGTGGCGAAGTATCTCAGATCAAAGAGATTGACAAAGAGCAAGAAATGTTCCCGGCATTAATGTCTGGCATTCCTGATATCCGTTATATAGCTAAGGTAATAACTATTGCTACAGGGACAAAATATAAATGGATTGTTTACAGGGCTATTCTTAAACTTCCGTTAAAAGATATTCAGACTTTATTTAATATTGTCAGAAAACAATGTGATTCAGAGGTTTTTTTTTACATTATAATTTCAGCAAAAGGGATGATCCGGACAGTAGTGAAACAGGAAGAACAATAGGAGGAGAGTCTATCTTTGGCCGGTTGGCTTTGATGCGTGTGAAACTTGGATTAACAGAGAAAGAATTAATGGAAAGTTCTTGGATTTCTTTACAACTTCAAATGTATGATTATCCTTACTGGGATTACAAAGCAAAAAAGATGATTACCGGCGATCAGGCAAATTTAATACTTGGAAAATATATTAAGCCATGAGTAGTATAATTTTTGATGCCTCGTTAAATACCGTACAGCTTGAAACTGCTATCCGAAACAGTAATAAAACTGTCAGAGACTGGGCAAAAGGTGTTGAGAAGGCCGGAAGTCAGGCAGATCAGGGCCTTAATAAAATGACCAAATCATTTAAACAGGCTATCGCTGAGCAAAAGACTCTCATCAAATCTATTGAGCAGGATGTTAAGCGACTTCAAAAAGCCTATGATGATGCAACGGCGGGACGGAGTAAAATGGCTGCTGCAGGGGAATTAAAGTCAGTTAAGAGAGCACTCGCAGAAGAACAGGCGCAGCTTGCTAAATTACAAAAACAACAGATTGAAGGGAATGTTCAGATTGAAAAGTCTTCTACTGGAATTATAGATAAGATAGGCAGAATGGCGCTTGCTTATGTTTCTGTTCAGGCGGTAGTTAAGGTACTGAAAGAAACTGTATTATCATTTTTAACAAGGTCGCAGGAAGGGATTGAATTACTTGAACGAAAAATATCTGGACTAAAGGCGGCGGTTGGAGTATTGCAGGGTGAATTTATTAAGTTAGGAAAATCAATGGTCGGGGAGAAAGGTGATGAGGCGACTCCCTGGGGAACCAGACTTGTAAATGGATTGAAATTAATTTCGACAACTGCAAACTTTATTCCCGGAGTAAGGAAATATTTTGATGACCTTACAACATCAATGAATGAAGCCGGAGAGGCTGCTGAAAATTATACACGAAGACAGCAAGAATTGGGAGATGCTGAACGTGCAATGATCGTACCAAGGGCAAAAGCTAACGCAGAAATTGTTAAGGCCAGGTTACTTTATGCTGATGATACAAAGAAGCCAGAAGTAAGAATAACTGCACTTCAAAAGGCTCTTGATCTGGAAAATAGGACAGCGCAGAATGAAATTAAGCATCAGCAGTGGGTAATTCTGAATATAAGGAATCAGAATGTTGAACTCGAAAAACGGGGACAATTAAGGGATGAAGATAGGAAGAAACTTGAGGAGGCCATTGCAGAGGAAATCAATCTGCAGAAAGAAAGTGATCAGAGACAAGTGAGGGCAACTAATAGTTTAATGGCTGCAAGAAAGGAATTGTATGATTCTGAGAAACAAAAAGCAAAAGAGGCTCTCGAAGCTATTAAAAAAGAATATGAAAAAATAGATGAAATACTTAGTAAGATAGATCCCGGCAAAGGATATTCAATACTTAACAGGGCTTTAGTAAGAAAAGGGAAGACTCCGGCAATAGGCTCTGAATTTAGCAAAGAAGGGGCGGATAATTTTAAATTAGCTTCCGGGAGCGTTGAGTGGTATAAGAAGATGCAGAAAGACATTGCAGAAAATGACAAAGATCAAATAGAACTATTAAAAGAACAGTTAGATTTAAGGAATCATATAGTTAATGCTGCTGCTGACCTGGTTTATCAGATCGGAGAACAAATTGGACTGGACGAAAAGTCAATGGCATTGCTAAATAGTTCACTGGATACTTTCATTGCGATGGCTACCGGTAATCCTGCTGCAATAGCCAGCGCAGCAGGTAAAATGTTAGCCGGGATAATATCATATATCCCGACTGCTGCTATGAAATTTGAATCACAGATAGAGCATATTAATGTACTACTTGAGGAACAGGCACGGTTAATTGAACTATCAGAAAGAAAAGGAGGTCAGGAACAAGCCAGAAAAGACGAACTTGAGTATCTCAGACAATTAAAAGTAACTCAAGAGAAGAGACAAAAAGAACTTGAAATTCAGATAGCAAGTCATCGGACCGGTATTTTGGGTGGATTGGTTGGTTCAGGAAAAAATAAATTAAAGGAAGTTAATGATGCACTCGAAGAGACTAACAGATTAATTGAAGATGCTGAACAGGCATTAACAGATTTTCTTACAGGGGGTATTACAGAAAATACTATTGCAGATGTTATTGCACAAGGATTTCAGGAAGGGAAAACATCAGTTGATGATTTTGCAGACTATATGAACCAGGTGTTAATTGATGCCGTGATGAGTGTATTTACAGATTCACTTTTATCAAGTCCTAAAATGCTTGCTTACATGGAATGGTTGAAGGGTGCAATGACCGGAGGTATTACTAATATTGAAAAAGAAGAAAATGCCAGAAGGATAGCAGAAATAGCAGATGAAAACCAAGAGGCTTATGAAACTATGACAAGCGGATTAAATATAGGGGGAGAGGTTTTAAATCAGGGTCTTTCGATGGGTATCCAGAGACAGATTTCAGAGCAGACCGGGACGGAGTTGGCCGGTATATGGAGACGTACATCAGATGATATTCGTATTAGCAAAGATTATACTCTTATGGGAGTCAATCATCTTGTGGGTATAGAGAAAAATACCGCAGAAACAGTAACGCAATTACAATTAGCCGTAATAGAATTAAAAAGCATTGTTTCAAATACTAAACAGCCAGCAGTAGGTTCTTTTTAAAAATATTTGTATCTTTAAATATGAAATATTCAGGTATATATAAAATTCAATCACAAATAAATCCCGGACGGTGTTATATTGGTAGCGCTATTAACTTTAGAGATAGATGGAGATGTCATTTAAAATCATTAAGAAACAATAAACATCATTCACCACAACTTCAAAGACATTTTAATAAATATAGTGAATCTGATTTAGTATTTATAATTATCGAGCCATGTTTTCCTGAATTTCTAATTATAAGAGAACAGTTTTATATTGATACCTTAAAACCTTATTTTAATGTTTGTCAAATTGCTGGTAGTACTCTTGGATTTTTACACTCTGAAAAGACTAAATTAATATTAAGTGAAAAAGCAAAAGGCAGAGAACCTTCGCAGGAAACTAGAATAAAAATAAGTGAATCCTTAATGGGTGAAAAAAATCACTTTTTTAGGAAACACCATACAAAAGAGTCCATAAAGAAACAAAGTGAAGCAGCCAAACAAAGACCTACTGATTCAGTTGAAACAAGAAGAAAGAAAAGCATTTCACATAAAGGGAAGGGATTAGGATCAGATAATCCAATGTTTGGATTTAATCATTCTGGTAAAAATAACCCAAATTATGGTAAAAAAGATTCCATTGAATCCAGAAATAAAAAAAGAATAGCAACTTTAAATATGTCAGATGAACATAGAAGAAAATTAAGTGAGGCTGGTAAGAAAAGAAAACATTCTGAAGCGGAATTAAAAATAATGAGTGAGGCACAGAAAAAAGCATGGATAATTCGGAAGCAAAATAAGGTTGCATAATGGCATATTTACTTGATGGCATAAATTTATACAATACTTACAATATCCGGGCAGGGCATTCACCGGGTTCAAATATTGCTATTCAGAACTGTTTCAACATGCCGGAAAGAGCAGGAGAATGTTTTCATGAATGGGGCGATGAGTCAGGCGTGGAGCCGTGGGTTTTGGCTGATGAGATATTTTTTGCCGGACGGGATATTATTTTTTCAGGTTCAATTGGTGGAACTGCATCAGGTATAAATGGTTATTTGAGTAGCTTCTATACTGCCATTAATGCAGCAACCGGACTAAGTATTTTCGAGACGCCATATAATAGTGCTTCGGGTTACGTTAAATCGGTAATACCTGAATACATGAACGGAGGAGCAAGTGTTGTAATGACCTTCAGGGAGACGGTAGTTAGCTTAACCGGAACTTTACCTGCATCAGGTATAAGTACTTATACTATTGATTCAATACCTTTTTTATCTTTTGGACTATATTTGTCCAAAGCAGAAGCATTACATGATTTGCCTGAGCTCAAAGAGCAGCAATTCACTAAATATGGATCAGAGGGTTATCAGATAGTAAAGCGCAAAAATAATACTCTGGAATTTAATGGATTTATCACAGGGTCTTCTTTGTCGGATTTTCAAAGTAAGATACAGGCTCTTTATAAAGTTTTTTCTTCTGCCGGAACCAGATCAATAGTTTTGAATGGGGTTACAGTAGTTTGCTTTGCCACTTCAGGCTTTAAGGTTGATAATATTTTTCTTTATAATTTGGGTGTTATTGCAAAGTTTCGAATGAGTTTGATAGCAGTTTCAGTGACATGATAAGTATCGATATATATCGCAGCGGAAGGGCAATACCAATTACAGTTGATATTGATGATAGGTGTGTTTATAGTAAAAAGTTAATGGGTGAACATAAGATAACTTCGGAGTTCATTCATAATTCTGCTTCCGCTCTTGACATAACTATCGGTGATTATATCACATATCCTGCCAGTGGAGGCGCAGCAACCGGGGAGAACTATTTTATTAATCAGCTTCCGAGTGTAGTTAAGATCAATGATTCGACTTTTAAATACAATGTAGATTTCCAGGCTAATCTTTATAATCTTAATAAAAAACTTTTTAAAGACGGCGCAAATGGGTTGACTGATTTGCGCTATGATGGGTCACCTGTAGACTTTATCAGTAAGATACTTACGAATATTAATGAAATAAATCCTACGTGGGCTTCCGGTACTTGTTCAACTGGTATAGATAAGACCTTGCAATTTACAAACGAATCCTGTCTATCTGCTCTTTCAAAAATTGCAGAAGCTTATAAAATGGAATATGATATCACTGATAAGGTTATTAGTTTACAGGATTCTATTGCCGGGGCTTCGGGATATAGTTTTGAATATGGTCGTGAAAACGGACTTTATAAATTAACCCGTGAACAGGTTTTGAATCAAAACATCATTACCCGGTGTTACGGATTTGGAGGACAAACAAATATCCCGGACACTTACAGAAACGGGAATAAAAGACTCATTTTCGCTCCATCAGGTTATGCGGCATCAGGCTATCTGGATTCACCTTCTGCATCAGCCTTATATGGTACTATTGAAGGTGTTTTCGTGGATGATAATATATTTCCTGAACGTACCGGAACAATCACAGCGGTAACAATGAATTTCGATGCCGGTGGATCAGGTGCGGTAGCAAGGATTGACAAGATAACAAAAAATAATGCATCCGGAGATTGTACAGTAGGATGTAACGGTTACTCTGAAACAATGGTTTGGAATACAAGTGTATCAGTTACAGTACTTGCTTTTTATCTTGACCATCAGAATGATTTTGGGGCCGTTACGCTGACAAGAATTTCCAATTCAGAAATATTATTTATGGCTGCTGTGCCGGGTGTAGATTTTGCAGCAGCAACAATTACGCCAGGATCGGGAACTGCTGATAATTTAATCGCAAATGCAGCCGGAGGGACAGGTACGGATTTAAATCCGGAAACAAGTTTTATTGAAGATACCTCAATTAACTTTGATATAAATGATTATAATATCTCAGGACAAACGGCATCAGTGGTCTTTAAATCAGGTGTCCTTTCCGGGGTACAGTGTGAAATCTCGCACTTTGATTATACTACAAAACGAATTTATATAGAATCATTTACTGATTCTGATGGATATATACAGCCGAATGCAACTCATCTGCCTGTAATTGGGGATACTTATACACTTGTTAATATAATAATGCCTCAAACGTATATCGACACGGCAGAGGCCACATTACAGGCCGCTACGCAAAGATACCTGAATGAAAACTGTGCTCCTCATGTATTATATACTTTAGAGATCGACCCAAAGGATGCAAAACTGAATAATATATCTTTAAAAGCAGGCAACAGGGTTACTATAATTGATTCAGCACTTTCAATTAATAAGTTAATCAGAATTTCGAGTATTGAATACCCGCTGGTTAATCCTTATAAGATAAAAGTCGTTTTAGCAAATCCGGTTGTACCGCATACTCTACAAGATAGGCTTATTAAGGCCGCTTCAATAATTACAAAAGGAGCATTATTCAGTACGTCGTCTCCTATAAAAGGCATGGTTCCTGGTGCTAATAACGCTGGTGCAAGTTATTTTTTAAATGCAAAGGGGGCATGGACAGTGCCTGCAGCGGCAACTCCGACAAACTCCAGTATTATACTTTCATCTACTTATCCTGCATCTGGTATTGCTCTTTCAACAGGTACGGCATGGGGAACTTCACTGGTAAATACAACAGTAGGAAATAATCTGATTACTCTGGCCAATCCCGGAGCGATTACTTTCATCCGTCTCAATGCTAATAATTCTGTTAGTGCTTTGAATGCAGCAAATTTTAAAACGGCTCTTGCATTAGTATCATCAGATGTAGGACTTGGTAATGTGACTAATGAGAGTAAGGCTACAATGTTTACAAATCCTACGTTTACAGGTCAGGTTAGTATCGGTACTACAACTAAATCTCAATTATTAAATCTTAATAGCAGCACGGCTAATTCTGCAATTACGTTTAGTTTATCTGATGTTACAAAGGGATATATAGGAGCTGCTTATGGTACTAATTCTTTAATTAATGGCTCGGTAGGCGGTGATATTGCACTAAGGAGTGAAGGCGGGAAAATAATGATTTCAGCAGATGTCGGAAATACATCTGCCATAACTATTCTTACAAGTCATAATGTCATTATTGGAGGCACTGCCGGAAGTCAGAAACTCACATTATTTGGAGAACTGGGGATTAGAGCAGGTAATAATATTATTCATTATGATTCGACTGAGGCCAATTATTGGTTACAAGTTCCAAATGGTACAACGGAATATTATTGGAGTTATAATGGTACTTGGCAAAAAAAATTATCTTCTTCTGGTACATTAACAGTTAAAGGTGATGTAATTTGTTACGGAGTTTAATATGAAAATAAAGGAATTGTTAAAATGTCTGATGAAACAAAATTAAAAATGAGTAAGCCTGCTATGGGTAAACATAAACAAAGTCCCTCTTTTAAAGCAAGAATAAATATGAGTAAATCTCATATAAAACATGGCAAATATGCTAAAAAAGAGTTAATTGCTTAAAATGGCACTGGCAACTACAAATTTGGCATTAAGCGCAGTCAGGACTAATCTTGGATATTCTGCTGATTGGTCGCTATTTAACATTGGCACATCATCGCTGATTAATCGTTGGTCAAAATACAAACCAGTCAGAGCTGCCGGGATTGGAACGACTGTATATGAACGAGGCAAAGATGATGTAGGTTACTGGGGCTTTAATTTCTCAGGTTCAAATCCTGATAAGTGGGATTATCTTCAACCCAGAGGTGGAAGTGATGGCGGTTCACCTGATGAACCTGCAAGACTTGGCGACTTTCGGGGGTATGAACATGATCGTACTTTAGCATATCCTTCAATTCAATGTCGTGATACTGATAACGCATGGAACGCAAATCTTTATCCTTCCGGCACTCCTTATTTACAAAGATGGTATTGCAGGGCGCACCGTTCATCGAGTTCAGTTATAATCCTTCCATCGGATATATATCCTTCAGCCAGCAGTTTAGATGATTACTATGTAGGATTAAAAATCAACGCAACCGGCGGGCCGTGGTATAAGACTTTTGGACAAGTAAAAGATTTGGATTTTACAGGAGCATGGAATATTTCAATAAGTACAGAGATAATTAACTGGGCGACATCTCCTGCATTTGCAAACTTTCCTTATCATATAGGATCGGTTGACTGGCAATTAATTCTAAGCTCTGGCGCAGCAGCAGCATGGACAGCAATTTCTCCGGGACTGCTTGTATTTTTTACAGGCATTGCAAATGGGGGTAGCCCCGATACATGGGATACTGACGGGACGAATACTTATATCACAAATGGTTCATTTACAATTAAAGATTGGTTAAAAGTAAGTAGTAACGCACTTGTTCACAGTGCAGCCGGGGAGTCAGAAGATGTTACAGTCTATTGTTCTTATGCCGGTGGTCCTCCTGATTGGTCGGCGGCGGTAATTACCGGCGGGACTTGGATAACTCTGTCCTGCAATGATGCGGGTACTCCGGTTAATTGTAGTCTTGTTACCAGTGGTTTTAATACACGAGTTACAACTGCTGCAATATCTGACGTTTCTTCTGTGACTGTTTATAAGGATGCTTCAGATAGTTATGACTATACTATACAGAGTGAGAGCGGTGATGTTAATCCTGTGTTAGAACGATCGCCGGATGGACTTGTTAGAGTAACTTCTAATTCAATTACACAGGATATAACGGTCAGTCAGGGCTATGCCGGGTCAACTGCTTTGACTTTCACTTATAATCCTACAGGTGGCGGGGACTTTCCACCTTCCGGAGGAACTATTGAATATATTATCAAACGTGGCGCAACTCAGGTTTATCCTTCGTCGGGATGGGCAACAGCAACGGGTCAGAGGGCAGAATATAATAACGTTGTCAATATTGCGAATATCGGAGAGACGGCACAAAATACAGATTATACAGTTTATATCAGATTAGTTTTGTAACTTTACAATTAAAAAAGATGAAAAAGATTGCAGGTATTTTATTTTTGATTGTCATTCTCGCCAGCTGTGAGAAACTGACTGACAAATGCTACATTTGCGAGACACGCAAAGAAGTTGGTACTACTTTGGAAACATCAGAGGTGTACGAAATTACTGGTATTATTTCTGTCCGGGAATATGAAAGGCAGCATAGCTCAGTTGTGATCAAACAGGCAGCTGCCGGGCCTTATTATTCACAAACAATTACTATATGCAAGGAGAAATGAAGAAAATAATAATTGACCCTTCGGACTGGCAGAAGATACTTAACTTACTATCCATTGTTACTGTTTCTTTTTTGCAAAGCAAAGTGGCCGCCGATGCTTTGGATGCAGTAAGCAGGGCGCAGGAGATTGAAGTAGGAGATAAAAAAGAAGATACATAATGCGATATGCTGAAACACTTTGTAATAATTTATAATTATGGCAACAATAACTATACAAAGAGGGAATCCATATAACGCAACAATAACAGTGACAAATGCTTCGGGCAATGCTTACGACCTTACTGGGAAAACTGTATTTTTTACTGTTAAAAAAGCGACTGATAATAGTAGTGATGATGCTTTGGCAGTGATTACAAAAGATATAATATCTCATACTAACGCCAGCGGGGGTATTACGACATTAGCACTTACAGCGTCACAGACAGATATTGTACTTGGTGATTATAATTGGGATTTAAGAATTTATGATGATAGTCCCCTGGTTCAGCTCAATTCGACAAAAGGGGTTTGTGAGATTGTAGAGATTATAACAAAACGTATAGTATAATGGCAGACGACATAAATGTTGCGATAACAGAAGAGTCTATCGCAGTTACTATTTCAGATGGTGTAACATGGGATGGTATATCGGGAAAACCGACAGCAGTTGCTGAAAGTAGTTTTATTGTTAGTGATGCGACTCCATTCAGTTGGCTCGTTAAAACACTTGCACAGGTGAAGACTATTCTGGGGCTTGGCTCGGCAGCTTACACGGCAGTGACCGATTATGTCACCCATGCCCTGGCAACAGCCGCCAACGACTTTATTGTGGCATCAGGATCGGGGGCTTTCGTTAAGAAAACACTGGCAGAAACAAAAGCATTAATCCTAATTCCGGAAGCAATACAAACGCCTGCTTTCGCTGACCCTTTGGCTCTTGATGGCACATTGTACAAGAGTTTCAAAGTAACTGTTTCAGCTAATACAACAGTAAACCTTACAGGAGTCGTTGATGGTGATGCGGGATCAATTGAATTGATCATATCTGGAGCAGGAGGTTATACTATCACAATGGGTACAATGTTCACTAAGAAACTGGGTAGTACATCTATTGTGGCAACAACGGCGGCTGATAATTTTATCAGTTGGATGAAGTCGGGGGCTGATATACTTTACACAATTATTCAAAAAGTCTAATGGGACTAAGACACGCAATAGGGTTTTATGCTGCTGCCGCCGGGGCTGGTTATCCTGCTATTCTTGATGATGGTAATACAGTTGCTTTTTATGATTCACAACTACTCTCTACAATTACAAAAGATGGCAGTAATTTTGTCAGCAGGTGGAATGACAGGTTAGGTTCGGGACATGATTTGATTCAGGCAACAGGTACTAAGCAGCCATTATGGAGCGCAACAGGTATATTATTCGATGGAATTGATAATTTTATGAAGACTGCAACTTTTACTATTAATCAACCAACATTTATATATGCAGTATTAAAACAGATTACATGGACAATTGCAGATCGAATATGGGATGGTAATTCAGCTGATTATGGTACGTTATATCAAAATCTAACGACTCCCGGAATGAAGGTATACGCAGGAGCAGGATCAGCTCAAAAAAACTTAACTCTTGACACATTTGGGATAATTCGAGTATTACTAAATGGTGCATCCAGTAAATTTCAAATTAATTCAGATGCAGCTGCTACGGGTAATTTTGGTATAAGAAACATGGCTGGCTTTACTTTAGGTGCAAATGGATCAGGTACTAATTATTCTAATATAGAAGTTAAGGAAATTATAATGAGAAGGATTGCTGATGCTTCAGGAGATGAGACAGCTATTTATAATTATTTAGCAACAAAATATGGATTCCCAACTATATGATAGCAATTTTTTACACGGAAAAAGATGCAATGGAGTTTTCTGAAAAGATACATAACTTCCTGAAAGCAAACAGAATTGGCTATGATGCTGTGAGGTGGAGTGATATTAATAAATCGGAATCAGAAGAGAAGTGGGCAGTTAAGATACCTGATGATTTCCAGAAATGGCCTGTAAAAATGGAATTGGATTTATCTATTAAAGAACAAATATCAAAATATCCTGAATCATGGAAGCCAAAAGCAATTATTAAAGAATAAGATAACAACTCAACAATATGACACAGAAGAGCGAACTTGAAAAAATGAGAGATAAACATGGATCACGAAGATAGGAACGAAGTAAGGGATATGCTGACAGATATATTATCCGGACATATTAAAGGAATTGACGGCCAATACCGGGTTATTCGGTCACAGTTATCGGCCATCGAAATACAGACGACAAAGACGAATGGCAGGATAAATATTTTAGAAGATAAGATTGAGCAGGTTGAGAAAGATTTACTGACACATCCGATAAATTGCAGCCAGGTAGGAGAGATAATCGAAATAAAAAAAGACCTGGAAGAATATCGGATGATAAAGAAATATCCAAAGGTCGGGATTGGAATCATTGTTGTAGCTGCATTACTGGCATGGTACGGGTTCAGGCAGTTAAATGAAAAATTTGACAAACAGGGAGTCCCGATTGTGACTAATTCAAGAGGTGATCTTGTGATGCTTCCTGATTCAACTCAAATTCTTTGGATGTTTAATGATTCGGCAAAGTATATGGTTAAAAGAGTTAAACGATAAACTACCTCGCAGCAAGCTGACGAGGTATTAAACCTAAGAACGATGCACTTGACAGTACAACATAGATGGTTTTTCAGGCTGGTTTATAAGGCAGCCCCATGCAGCAATATTGAGAGCAGCGTTATGATCCGCATCTTCAATATTGCCACAATTTTCACAACTAAAGTATTTCCCTTTTCTTATGCCAATATGCAAACAGTTGTTACAAACTTGAGAAGTATAGGCCGGTGGAACAGCAACAAATTTAACTCCATTAAACAAACTTTTATAAGCCAGAAAAGCACGGAGTTGAAAAAAACTCCAACGGTTCAGTTCTGTCTTTTGTGCCTTGTTTTTTGTCTTTGCTGTTTTTCTAATACCAGCCAAGTTTTCAATGGCAATGCCTTTATGTTCAGTCTTTGCCTTTTGAACTATCTGCTTGCTGATTGTGTGATTATTGATAGAAACAAACCTGCGCTCTTTGCCGGAAAGCCGTTTCAACAGCCTTTTGCTGTTCTTTGTGCCTTTACTTTGAACGCTGGCTCTTACTTTAGAGTATTTTTTACGAACCTTTTTAAGTTGATCGGAGTTATAATTTGTACCGTCAGAAAGAACGGCAATATCGGTTTGTCCAAAATCAACACCGATAAATTCCTCAACATCTTTAACTTCTTCTTCGGGAACCTCAACAGTTTGGAACAAATAAAACTTCCCTTTCTTGTAAATCAGATCGGCTTCCCCTTTTATGTAAGGCAAATATTTTCGATTATGGCACACGAAAGGAATATTAATCCTACCACCGATAACCCAAATAGAAACAATATCATTGGGTTTGTATGTAAGAATGCGAGGATCATAAGTAATTCCGCCAAGTTCCCTGAATGTTCTCTTAGTCTTCCTATCAATTTTGTACGAATCAGTGACCTTACTAATACATTTTACAATTACTTGAGAACTAAGGTTAAAAGAACTTTTAATGCCATAATAACACCTATTGTGTATTTTAAACTGGTTGAAAATCTTATCTTGCCACGCTATATCAGAAATAGAATTACAAGCTGCATTAGCCTCCTTTATAGTTTTAAGAAGCAATTCAGATTGTTCATCAGTAGGCAGCAACTTTATTTTCAATGTCAATTTCATAATGCAAAGATAACGAATTATTTTAATATTATTCTTATATTTGAATTTATTATTAACAATTTAAAAACGGAAGGCATTCCTCCCCAGAGCAAGCTCATGGGGTATCCTGCCTAAATGATGAATACATTTTCAGCAACCAGTAAATTAAGACTCGAATCCTGTCATCGGGATCTGAGAATATTATTTGCTCATGTGATCAATGATTTTGATTGTACAATAGTTTGCGGACATAGGGATAAAGAAGCACAGGATGCAGCATTTAATTCAAATCCCAAAAAGTCAAAACTTCCATATCCACAGTCGAAACATAATAAAATACCTTCAATGGCCGTTGATGCTGCGCCTTATATTAACGGCAAAATAGATTGGACAAGAGATCAAATGTTGTTTTTTGCCGGATACGTTAAGGGGAAGGCAGATCAGTTATTTAAAATTGGTGTTATGTCACATCGGATAAGACTTGGAGCTGATTTCTCTGGCGATAATAATGTGAATAATGAGAGATTCTCTGATTGTCCTCACTTTGAGCTTATGCCAAATGAAAGAGATATTTAAAGAATATATATAGGCTTTGTAATAGTTTTCGGAGTATTAATTTATTTATGCTATAATCTTTAAAATTATGGAAAATTATTTTGCAGTATAATAATAATATTTATTATCTTTGTCATATGACAGGGATATATAAAATAGAATCAAAAACCAATCCAAAAAGATGTTACTTTGGTAGTGCAATTGATATAAATACAAGATGGAAAAGGCATTTAATGGACTTAAATAGAAACAAGCATCATTCGATTAAATTACAAAGACATTATAATAAGTATGGAGAATCTGACTTACTTTTTACCGTTTTGCTTTGTTGCATGGAAAGTGACTTGTTAAAAAATGAACAATATTATATAGAATCATACGAATCTTATTTTAATATTTGTAAAATAGCTGGTAATTGTTCAGGAGTTTGTGCGTCTGAAAAAACAAGAGAGAAAATAAGTATTTCTTCTATTGGTAGGAAGAATAGGTTAGGAATGAAAAACTCTGATGAGTCAAATAAGAAAAGAAGTAAATCATTAATGGGTAATAAAAATAGCATGGGGTTTAAAAATAGGTTAAATAAAAAACACTCTGCTGAAACGTTGATAAAAATGAGAAAACCAAGAACTATAAAATGGAAATTGAGTGAAGAGACAAAAAGAAAGCAGCACGATATGGCTATTAAAAATAAAAACAAACCTCCTAGTCAATTAGGATTAAAGAGATCGGAGGAAATAAAACAAAAAATGAGAAAACCAAAAAAAAGAAATCAATTAATGTAGTACTAATTTAATATTTTAGTTATGAGTTTTTACTTTGCAGTAATCGCGGGATGTTTAATTTACGTCCTATTACAATTGAATGGCGTTTATAATCATCCTGATTTTGTCTTTAAAACATTTTTAAGAGCAAACTGGATTCCGACTGTTTTAAACCTGGTTATCGGATGTGTTATTGTCTATGCGAAAGATGACTTGACAAATATCTATCCAATTACTTTCATTAGTTCAATGATGTTAGGAATATCCGGTCAGGCATTGATTAAGAAGCTTTCGGCTATTTTTGACTCCAAGGTAGACACAATTATAAATCTATGAGCAAAGTTAAAGCAATAATTATCGGTTCTATTATCCTGATCTTCTTTTCAATGGGAGTAACTATTCAGGTACTTTCCCGGAAATACAGGGCTGAAA